GTAAAATTATAACTTCCTGTAAACTCAAAAGTCTCGGTAAAAACTGCATTTGTTCTACATTGCCAAAGTTGGGAATAGTTCAGCAACCCTATGCCTGCATTAGATAATGCTTCTTTGAGCCCATCATAAGTTCCTTTTTTCTTGCACAAAGGTATTGCTGTTTTTATTTGCCTTCTCCAAAGTGTCACATCTGTGGACCTGAGAGGCATACCAAAGAAATTGGCTAAATATCCTAAAATCGGTTCCTGAGTTGCATTTGCATCCGTTATGTCAACAAGCTGAACACCAAGGTTATCTAGTACGGTAAATCCATCACCTATTGCATAGTTTAATTTATCTAATGTTGGTACTGTTAGATCATCTTTTGCATATGACATTTTGTACATCTCTGGGAGGTATGAATCCAGAAGATTTTTGTACTTATTTGGATCAACAATATGCGCTGGGCTGGTAACTTCATTTGATATGTTGCTATTTACATAAAAATGCAGGTAGGCAGAAAACCTGTCACCAGCTAAGTTTGGAGCCCATGTCCAGCATAAATAAAAATCACCTTCCCTGATAGTTCCGTTTGGTGACCAGATAAATTTGAAATGACCGTTTTGGACTTCTCCGCTTGCTCCAGTAATTTTAGAAATAATTGAATCAGTATTTGGACCAGCAGCAGTCCAAACTGGATAAGTTGAAGTTCCAACATTGAAAATTATGTCTGCTTGGGTATACCAAGTGCTGTTATAGATGCTCGTAGCTTCGAATTGTTTTTTTAATTTAAAGGCATTTGCAATATTTGTTTCAGTCGGATCATCACAAGCCAATTGTTGAGCGTCTAAATATTCTTTTTGTTTAGAAACATCAAATTGATCAACCAAAGAAAGTGTATCTTTGGTACCATTGAGATTTCTTTCAACAAAGTAAATTTTGATGTTTTCAACGGCATAAGGATCAGCAAAGAAGCAACCATCTGCGTCTGGAGTATAGAAATCAAATTCAATCTGGTCAGTTACCTTCGGATTGTTGTAATATAAAATTGCCATTACTCCTCATTACTCATATTGGAAATCAATCTGAATGTTGTCTGGTCGAATTATTTCATAAAACTTGGTGGTTACCTGAGAGCCACTATTATTCGGATCAGATGTAGTCAAGTTTACCTCATAACGATATGGTTCAGAAATATTTGACAAAGCTTTTATAACATCCGTATTTCTTAGAATCTGACCATAATCCCAGTTATTCAAGTTGAAGAAAATAGCAAGGTTTCTTTCTATTTTGGCCCTGATATTTTCCTCAAATGTTCTGTAGTATTTGTCCAAGACAACATCTATTGATAAGGATGTAAGAACTATAACACCATCTTTGATACAAATAAAATCTGTCAACATTTTTTTGGTGTTCAGATAGTCGGTAAGTTCTGCCTTGAACTGTGACGAAGCCAAGGTCAGCCCATTATCACCTTGCTTAACCAGAGCGTAAATATCAACAATATTTGCAGCACATCCGTTATGTCTTAATGCAGCAGTTGATTTTCCCATTACACCATTATATGGTGTTACAAAATTATCACACAATGTCTTATAGTCAGAACCTGTTACTGCCCTATCTTGTGTCCTATTATAGTTAGGAAGTTTTCTCCTAATATCTTCTACTGTATCTCCGTTATACCCGAACTCACCACGGGTATAATTACTCAGATTGACCAGTACGCTAAAATCCTGACCTTCAATAGGAATCAAAGTTTCTACATTTGCAAAATTCGTAACTATATTCCCGTTTGTACCACCACCCACACGATAAGTGACTGTGATCACGGCTCCAGCGGGAGGGATCAATCCAGCACGATTGTTGCCAAATATGATGAAAGCGCTGTAATCAGATGTGTACTCAACACGATATTCTCTTCGGGGTTGTGAATCCGTAAAGAAAGGAACTTGTTCCCATCTTTGTCCATCAACATCAACTCGTATGGAATCCATAAGTACTGGTCTAAAATTTAACAAACTATTTTGGTTAATTTCTCCTGTTCCCACAAAGGTATCGGTAAATGTCTGACCCTCTACTCCAACAATATTCGAATTGGTGATTGCACCAGCTGGGATGATAATAGGTTGGTCAAAAATAGGTCTATTGAAGACATCGGCTGGAAATAGTTCGAAATTAACCCCAGCACCGTTGTTTACCAAGCTTACATCGAAAGGAGTTGGAATTGTGAGGTCGATTGTTTGGGGTGCATTTATTCTTGCTGTCCACAGACATTTAGAAGCTATAGGTGGCATGGGTTGGTAGCCAACAAGTTTTGCCAACCTAAATGCATTCTCTATTTCTGTGACAGTATCGATAAAAACTTCATTTGCAATTTGATCGATTTTGAATGAAAGAGTATCTGCAATAAAAGACCAGTTCTCGATCAACATCAAAGCAAGGCTTGATTCTACAAAATCATTGAACTGATCGCCAAATCTTTCTTTTATGAATGTTATCAATCTGGCTTTCATAGACCAGAAATCTTGGTTGGTATAGTTTAGATTTACAGGCGTGGGGCGATTCTGTATATTCGTAGACTTATACGGTAAAACTTCAAAAGGACATGTTTCTGCCATCTTATGCCTCGCCTATTGGTACTTGCAATGTTAAATCTTCAACTACATCAATATTATTAAAGGTGCTGAACTTTATTTTTATATACAAAAAATTCTCAAGGTTCTGTTTTGGATCACCAGATGGAAATGTAGCATTGGTTGCGCTGTTCTCAACATCTATTGAATCTACTACTATTCTTGGCTCCCATTGCTGAATTGCCTGAATGATAGCAGACCTTGCAGTATCAGCTAACATCGTAGTATTTGGTTCAAAAAGAAGTCTTCTAAGTGGTGTGCCATATGTAGGCAACATTACTCTATCACCGGGATTTGTAAGTAGCAGCTGAATCAAATCTCCCTTGATACCAGTCAATCCCGTGGTGGGAGCTAAAAGGCCAAGTGGGGTTTTTACTATTGGAAACGGTGCTGCTAATAAATCCATAGCTCCTCTAATTATCTTGGATTAACATAAGGTCTCATGTTATATATGGATACAGTCGGAGCTTGTGGAGAACAACTGGCAAATATTCTGTCACTTATTTTAAGCACTCCACCACCATTACTTCCGGGTACAAACACGACTACTGGAAAACAACCCGGACCTTTCCCTTGAGGCTTTCCGTTCTTATCCTTTGGCAGATCATAGTCTCGACCAGAAAGCAAGATGATGTCTCTTTGTGCATTATATATAACTCTGTTGGCTCCTGTATATGAGTAGTCTTTGATCTGTTCATATTTTTTATCTGAAACAAATGTTATTTTGCTAGCTGGATTATCAACAAACTTTCCATCTTTTTGCTCATAGCCCACAAATTCTACTGAATTATCACAACTAGACTGAATTAAATTGCCACCGGCTCTCAAATAAAGAGTCCCCGGTCCAGTAGGTTGTTCAGCCATTAACATGAAATGTGGCCCACGCTTAGTATTGTCTCTTTGTGGAGAAATTAAACGCATATATTGAAATTGTGTTTTTTCTTGCGAACCATTATCAACCAAATCAAGAGTCATCCCATATCCAGTTCTTACAACAATATATCCAAAACTAGCTTTATTAACTGGAGTTCCACCTTCTTTACGGCATGGAATAGGCCTTTTGTTTCCTTTATCTGACATCTTGATAATATTGTTACTTGTGCTTCTTATTAAAACGCCTTGATTTTCAGTTGCCGGTGATGGGCAATTTGGCCCTTCTGAATCATCACAAAGAAAAAGTTCATTTCCTAAAGCAGTTTTTAGTCTAATACCGTTGTTGGCCCCACGGGTTTGCTTGGTGTCTCCACCTTTTTCAACATCATTTAATTCTATTGTATGTCCAGTTGCAGACTTCCAGTATGTTCTGCCCAGATACATATCGGTACAACCAAAATCAAACGGTTTGGTGCTTCTATTCCACTCCATGTTTCCTTGAGGGTCTTTAACTGAGTCATCCATCACTAAAGTGTGTCCAGAAATTGATAATATTTGGACACCAGACTGTGGTAAGTCACATCTATTATTTTGTGGTGTTTGCGGACCTTTGTATGGCCTGCATTCGTTTGCATGTTTGAAAAAAGGATTAGAACCTTTTTGTGTAGTTTTACCTTGGTAATCGGGTGACCCACCAATTATGTTGCCGTTACAAGTAGGGTTTTCAGTTTTTTTTGTTTGAAAATTCAAGACATCAATTTCATCTGGTATAATATCTGCATTTGCATAGTCTGCAAACAAAGTAACATCTTCAGCACTCCTTGGTGCTGGATTAGGAACGCCTTCTACACAACTTGTATCTCCCGCACGGACTCCACAATCAGGGTGCGCCCATTGACCAGCGTAGTGCAGATGGTCATCTTTGAAAATCATCCAGTTGCCGTTGCCAGACATGATTTCTAATCTTTTCCACTTCCTATTGCACTTGGCATCTCCATCGACCATCTTCACCATGTGTTTTTCTGGAGTTTTGAATCCATAAATATTTGGGTAAGTCAGTCTTTTTGCTGCATTTGGAGAGTTTTCTAAATCTTGAATGCTAGTTATATCAAATCCGTTATAGCTTTCTGTATTCCATGGTGGCAAAACCTGTGATCCATCGTTAGGGCCACATAAGTAGCCACCTCTTCTTCCCTCATATATTTCTTGATATTCAGGTATTGGAATCGGGAATTTATGTTGTCCATCTGGTCCCCTATCTCTAGACCAAGTAGTGCCAAGATAATAGCCTACGGACCTATTTCCAGCTTCAAAAACCAACATAACAGTACTGCCTGCTGGTGGAACCCATGACGATCCGCTGTCATCAAAACCTCCCAAAGTAGATATAGGGTAGGCAAAAGGTAAGGATTTGTAAGGTGAATTAGGATCATGAAGCTGTGGTGAAAAAAACCTTATTCTGTTTTGTTTATAAACATCCAAAGTATCAATACAAAGAGCAGAGTAAACCCCGTAAACAGATTGCTTTTGTTTTAATAAGCGCACATTTTGTTTTTTTGGACCGCCTTTCATGGCTTTGTCTAGCCCCAGCGATTTCATATAATTTTCAAGCTGTGATACTTTAGCTTCTAAATCAGCAAGTTTTTTCATCTCTACCTTCTTTGATTGGCTATTGGCGACGATAATTTTAATGTAGTCTGATATCCACTTTCATCAATCTTATGTGCAACACTTTGTATCATGTAATTAGTCCGTGAAAAAAACTCGTTTACATTTGGATAGGCAACCCAGTCGCAGTCTCCAACATTATTCCTAATGGCATAAGGATTTAAATAAATAATTCCTATATTTAATCCTATGCATGATATGATATCAAGATATCTTGGGTCGCCTTCGACTACTAAATCTGATTCTACTGGTGCGCTTACTTCATACATTTTGGAAGCAGCTGAATTGGCCCAAATACTCTTAAATTCCTTCGCATTTGCTTGTGCTGGAGTTCTGAAATTGAGATTCGAACCGGGAATAGACATCGAAGTTTCAACACCCTTGCGATTCAATTCTCCCTTATAACACTTATTTGAATTCTTGCTTGATGTTGCATTATTTCCAGTCGCTGTGTTTGGTTGCCCATTTGTAGTATTCATACTAGTTGGGTTGGGACCAACATTTGTTGTAGGCTCAATAAACACCAGTTGAACGGATGGTTTAAAATCGAGCACAGGAGAGCAGTTGCCACCGTTTACGATGTAAACCTTTTTCGGTTTGTCCTCATTACCAGCACATTCTGTGCTAATGATACAGGGGTCTTGTGGGTTTTCCATTACCATCAATACAGGTCTTTTCTCCCGCACATCGCTTACCATGACCGTTCCTAGATTTCTGTCAGTCTCGAAGGAATTGAGCCATTTTCTTGATGCTGAAAGAGGGTCTTGCTGTTCTGGTGCCCATACGCTCTTCGGGCCATTCTTTCCACCATCTGAATTTTTGAAATTGAAGTCTTCTAATATTCTTTGGCTACCACCAGAACCACCGCCACCACCGTTACTTTTAGTGACTCGAACAAACTTTACTTTAGCATCATCAACAAGCTTTTCTTGTTGATTTGAGGTGAAATAGTTTTTGCATGATTCTTTTAAAGCTGTTTCTATGGCTGTTTTTAACTCTTGTTTCTGATCGTCTGCGCCGATTGCTTTTGAGTCTTTAGTATATGGAGCAGAAGATTGCATCATCGACTCAAGCTTAAGTTTGTATTCCCAAATGCCTCTAGACTCAGTCACGGTTATTGTGGTAAGCATGAACCAAAGATAATTTCCAGCTTGAACTGCGCCCTTATCGCTTGTCGTAACATCTATGATGGAGTCATCGTAGCTTGCTTCTATGCTGCCGTATTTCTGATAAACACCATTGCAATCCTGAAAAATCCAGCCAAATTCTACGCCCACAATCGAATAACTTCCCTTTTGAGGATCACATTCCTTGCTTGGCATGATGGTCATAAAATTAGCAAAATCACTACCTGATGTATCGACAATTGTAGCTTCAACGCCTGCTCCGTTGGAAAAAGAATATGTAAAAGACTTTACAAATGCTGTTCCCACATTTGCAATATCTTCAAGCCCAGCAATACTGGCAGAATTTGAAGATTTGTTCCCTACGGTAACTTGTCTTTGTCCTTTGAAAAAAATCATATTAACAAATGGTGATTTTACTGCTCCGGGCATAGGCTGAGCTATAGGCCCGCAAGCATATTTTTTTGCTTCAAATGGTAGGTTGCATGTTGTTGCCATATTTTACACTAAGTTAGTTGGTATCCTTATATTTAGTCCAGCCTTGAAGTCATAAACATCGGCAATTTGATTAAATTCTAAAATCTTCCACCAATAATCTGGCGTTCCGTATGCACGGTAACTTACCAGATCAGGTCTATATTCAATGGGCTTGGTTACTGTTAAAAATGTGTCTGTTTCAGATTGAGGTATTTCATTTCTCTTATAAGTTGTAAATGTGGTCTTGCGATCATCTCCATAAAAAATGACATCGGATGTTTTGTACCTGCTTGTAAATGTCACATAGCTTGAAGCTTTTAACCGTGTGTCATAATCAATTGCGTTAGCCATATTACCTGCCTAATGATAAAATTCTTTGTTGTCCGGGTAAATCAGCTGAATTATAAACAACTTTAAAAGATAGCTGACAGTTGAATTTATACGGTATATATCCATATTGAACATCAGACCATGCCACATCTGTAGGCCAGCTTACTTGTATGTTTTCCAAAATCACACATAACTCTTGGTCAGCCAACAATGATCCACATTTTATTTTCAAAATTTTTGGGGGTAAGAATGGCACATTTCCACCAGTATCAACAGGGTATGTGCAACTCATAAGTAGCCTATAATAGTTTAAATTTTGCCTTAATCCAGAATCTCCTTCTGATACAAATGTTATGTCCCAGCTGATTGCTCTGTCCCCACCGTTCGAAAATGTCCTTGTTGGCATAGAACGACCGATGCCATTCTCTGGATTGTAGTTTGCACCATGAGAATCCGAAATGCTCGGCAAAGATTTCATGTAAATAACATCATTGCCAACTCTGATGTAGCAATCAGATAGTGCTTGCAAACTTCCATTTAAACTAGTAGCTCTTGCCATGGTTCACCAATTATAGATTAGTTACTTCTCTGATGCTGCTTTCATTAAAATTGCCTGTTGGCAATTTAAAATAATTATCTGTTCCTCCAGTTGCAGTCTTTGCTGGTGTAGCTGCACCACCGCCACCACCACCAGAAGACAAGCTTGCCAAAATCTTGCCAAGCAAATCGACCTGCTGTTTTGCGTATTCGAGTTCGCTTTGTCCTACCTTGGCTAAATCTCCTAGGCCTCCAACAGTTGGACTCATGGTTACAGCAGCAGTACCTGTTTTTGTCGCTGCCATGTTTTGGTACGGAGGAACCATTGGTCCAGACATGCTTGGTGCAGCTGAGACAGCTGGTCCTCCGGGTGTCGCTGGTGTTGCTGTCGCACCCGGAGTAGCTGGCATTGACAATTTATTTCTCTCTAGGTCTTGATTCAAAGACTTTTGCATCTCAGCAGCTTTAGCCGGATCGACTTGTCGCATCGTTTCAATCTGCTTTTGGGCCTCCATAATCATCGATCTCTGCTGCAAAGCAGCTTGTCGTTGTTGGAGCATATTCTGTGTCTGAGAACTCTTTTGTGCTGCCATCGCTGCATTTTGCTGTGCTTGTTGGAGAGCCAAATTGGTTGTCCCTTTTGCAGCGCCTGCTGCTTCCGCAAAAGCGCCAGTAGGTGTTGGCGCTGTTGGTGGAGCAGCAGCTGCTGCTGCTGCTCCCGTGGGAGCAGCTTCTTCAGTAGACTCTCCAACAAGATATTTTCCTACTACGGGTATTTTTGCAGCTACTGATTTGATCCATTTCCACAGGTTCGGCCCCCAGCCACCTAGCCAATCATATATTTTTTTGAATGGATACATGATCGTGTCCATAAGCCAACTGCCGATTTCACCAAGCTTAGTTCCTACTACTCCGAATTTTTCTGCTATTGGATTGTAAATCCAATCCATGAAGAATGTTCCTATAGATGTGCCAACCCATCCCCAGAATTCAGCAAAAGGTGTCCATATGTAGTCCATAAACACCCCGCCTATTGCGGTGCCACCAAGCCAAGAAAAGAATCCAAGCATGGGATTCCAAATATAATCCATGAATAAAGTGCCTATGCTTGAACCAACCCATCCAAAAAATCCCGCTAAAGGAGTCCAAATATAGTCGTAAAGGAATCTTCCCACACTCTTTCCGAATCCTATTATCGCATCAATCAAAGGTTTTATGATATAATCATATGCTAAGGCTCCAAATTTACTTCCTGTAATCATTCCTATAACACTTCCGACTATTCCACCTAAAGCTGGACCGAGAGGCCCTAATATCGGTATCAAAAACGATCCAGCAGCAGCACCTATTTTTGCACCAGCCACACCACCTGCGAATGTTCCAACGCCACCAGCAGTAGCTTTGCCGACACCTTCTCCAGCTGCAAGCCTTCTGCCAAAATCGACTACGCCTCCAATTAAAGGCAGTCTCCTTGTGACAGCATTTAGAACCCCCGCCATAGATGTAGCAAGACCTGTTCCCTTGAGTGCGCCTGTTACTGCTGATAATAAATATCTTGGTAGTGCTAATATACCTTGAAGAATATTGCTTAAAAAGTCATTTGCAATCATTGATTGTACTATATATTCGGCTGCTGAAGCAGCAATCATACCTTGGTAACCCAATGCGTCTGCTGCCATGTTGCCAGCTTCTTGTGCATATCCAGCTATTTTGTCATTCAACTTAATTAGTTCATATTCTGCCTGCAAAGAAGGATCACTCATTGCTTTTTCTTTGGCAGCTGCTTCTTGATCAAGTTTTTGCATAGTATCTTGCAAAGCTTGGAACTTATCTTTGTCTTGCATAGCTTCAGCAATCATCTCAGGACTTAATGATTTTTCAGATAAGCCTACTTTTGCAAGCTTCTCGTTTAAGCCTTTCATGCCAACTTCCATAGCCAAGCCCAGAGATTGTTCTCCTGTCAGAGGACCGGCCATTCCTTTTTGTGCTGCTAAAGCGCTTATAGAATCTTGTAAGTCTTTGCTTCTTGCATCGCCTTTGGTTAGGGCAGTATTAAACTTTTCCATGGCTTTCTGCATTCCAGCTGCGCCACCTCCAGCACCCTTTAGGGATTCTTCAAATACATTTACTAATCCGCTGCTTGCTTCTTGAAGTAAGGCAGACTTTTTTATTTCTGCTTGTTTTTTTGCTTCTATGTCTAATTGTGTGTTTCCATTTTTTTGGAGTTGTTTATCAATTTCCTGAAGTCTTTCTCCATACCCTTTTGCTCCATCTTTCAATGCCTTTGCAGACCTCATGAATTCACCAAGGTCCATTTTGTAAACAGACTGAAGTTGAATATTTAGCCTTGCCTTGGCTTCATCAGACATGTTTTCAATCGCATCAACACCATCGACACCGAATCTTTTGAGAATGTTGTCCATTCCCATACCAAGTTCTTTCATGCCTGTTTTACTTTTAAGTAAAACACCATTTTGTAAATCAGCTATTCTTCCAACTGATCCAGCAGCCTGAAAAAGTAATGTTTTTGTTTCGGCAGATGCCTTGAGGAATATGTTGGAACTTGATGATGCTGCGTTGAGCAAAGTGCTTAATTGTTCAGTAACACCAAGTTTTTGTGCTTCTGCCATAACTGCGTTAACATTTTTAATTGCATCGGCTGTTAATGTTGTGGCATTTTTCATGTTCTGCAAAATGCCTTTGCTACTATCCATAACCCTTTTTAGCTCATTACCAGAAAGTCCGCTGCTCCTTGCGACATCCATCATGCCTTTTGCGGTTTGGTTAATTTGCCCTTTAGTAAATCCAGCTTCTTGGTGAAGCTTTAGAAAATCATCTCCCAATGCTCCAGCCTCTAATCCAAGTTGTTTTTCAGCGGATGCTGTTGCTACTGTAATGTCTTTTAATAAACTTTGATTCTTCACGCCCATTCTTTGGAATTGCAATAATCTTTTTTGTAGCTCAACTCTGCTGACACCAGTCCTCATAGAGGTTTCTTCAGTAACCAGATATTCTTTTTGAAGTTCTCTAGTGGCACCAGTTATTCCAGCTGTTTCATAAGCTATTTGACGAGCTTCTATAGTAATTTTTCTTTGCTCATTCATCATGCCTGCAAATGCTTCAGCGGGGCTTCCTTCATGGCCTCCCATGACCGTATCTTTTATAGATGGAGCAGCAGTAACCTTGGTTGCAATACCAGCAGCTTTTGCAATTATGTTTAATACACTTACTGGATTAGACTTTCTTATCTGGTCTCTAGTTTTTTCAGCATCAATTATTGCTCGTTGATGATTAATATCTGCTCTCTTAGCGGCCAAATCAGATTTGCTGATGATGCCTTTATGATAATCGGAAATTGCTTTTGTTAACTCAATGTTTAATTGAGCTAATCTGTAATCATGAGTATAAATACTACCTTTTTTTAGCCCATGAGTTGCTAATTCAGATAATTTACCGCCATGTACTTTTTCTAAAGCAGCTGCTGATTTTTCATTTTTGTTTAAGTCAGCTAATTCTTTTGATGCTATTTTTCCAAATCCTGAATCAGCCCCAGCACCACCTCCTCCTCCCATTTGTTTCAAAGCAGTACCCATAACAGCCCGTAACATTCCTGTCACAGAAGACATAGTTTTGTCTAATTTAGATATATTTTGTCCATAAGTTCTCATAGCCTGAGTAGTATTTTCAAGACCACCAGACAAGACACTCGTTTTCTCAGAAAGCGACAAAGAAAATTTTTCTATATTCGAACCCAAAGATTTATTTGAATCTCCACCAGAGCCTGAATTCCTTACTAAATTGATCACCTGATCCAAATATGCTTTTTGCTGTGAAAAGCTTTGGGACAAGTTTGTATTTATTTGTTTGAGAAGATCGTATGTTTCTTTGGCAGCAGCAGATTTGTCCGGTGTTTTTGCAGAATCAGGAACAGGTTGTGCAGTTGTTTTCCCAGACATCAAAGATGAAAGCATTCCTTTTAAATCAGATAGCGACATACCTCCTGTATCAACTGAACGACCTAGTGAATCTTCTATCATGTTTCAACCTGTGGCATATTAGGCATGGTTTGCTGTACTGTTCTTTGCATTTGTTCTTTGATGGTGTCTGCTATCGCTTGGATTTCTTGCGGGTCTATAGCTCTCACAGAACCCATCACATTTAAAACAAAGTCACAGTTTAGGATTTTCAATCTTCGTACACCGATTCTTTTGTATCTTCTAAATGCTGTTTTTATATATTCGTCTTGTTTTATATTATTCTTATAGTTAAAAAATGGATTATTACACGCATTTAATCCAGACTTTTGCAATATTTTTTTGATCGCAGGGAATGTCAAATAATGAAGATTTAATCCACGAAAGTATTTGACATTTACATCTGTAAGAATAACTAGAGGTGTTCTATCCGTTATTCTGCTTCCTTGCAGATCATAAGTAAATTGAACCAAAGCTCCCGGTCTTAAATCACGAATACTTGGGCCAAATTGATTGGCCCTGACCGTTGTCGGTAAATTACCAGAAATTTCTGCAAAAAGTTGCTGTGCGGTTTCTGCCATACAGTATGTATGACAGCCAGAATATTATCGCCTGTTTGTGCTATAAATCTGGTTTGAATAATCCGTGCCCGTGTTGCGGATTATTATTTGACCAGCACCATCAGAACCTTCAGGGCTACGCAATTGTGACTTTAGAACCTCGTCTTCGGCCTTCTTGGACTTTCTGAAAAAATCACGCATATTCTTGCATAGTTTTTTGCAAAGCGTAGCTAAAGCTTTCTTTTTGTCTTTTTCGTTGTAAAGCAGGTCATCGTAGATACCTTGCATGTCTATATTGTAGGCTGCACCATAAGGTTGTGAATCTTCATATCTTTGAGCCCTGAATGCTAAGATATCTCCTTTTTTGTAGACTGTCACGCCTTGAAAGCTAAGATCGTCCAAAGGATTAAAAACATAAATGTATGGCTCTCTTGCATCGCTAAAGAACTCATGGACTTTCAGACCATCATTCCTTAGAATTGTGGTCAATAATCCCAAGTTTTCTACTTGCTGGTCATCCTTGACATTTACAAATTCTAGAAAGGTTTTCATTAGGTTTTCCTCAATCCTATTTAGCATTGTCGCAAGATAATTTCAGTTGCGCTTGGAACACATCGCATCAGATTTTGCAAATCACTCGGATTTCCTGTGAATGGAAGTTCTTTTTTCTTTGGTATACATCACCTTGATGTCTACAACAGAGACAAGCTCTCCATCGGTATCGTACATAGCTTCAGGGTTTTCACACTCATCACTTTTCACGACTAATTTGCCACTTGTATAAGCCTCTTTTAGAGAGTTGGAAAGGTCTAGACCTAAAAAGAAGACAGTACCGTCATTGTTGACAACATTAATCATGAAAGCTCTTTTTCTGAAATACTCAGAAACGCTTTCCAGAATTACTCTCTTGCGTAGAACTTCTCTCTCGTCTGGACTACCGTCTTGGAGCCTCTCTTGCTCTGGCTCACTCAAGTATTGTTCTTGGTCATCTTTCTTGAGAGTCCATCGGCCAATATCAATCAACCCGAATCTTGAATTTAATCTTGTGGAAATTTTGATAGAGTATTCTCTTTGGTTGAGGATCAAATCTTCAGACTGTCCTCCGCTTCCAACTTGAAGTGCCCCCAGCAGAGCGGAAAGAAATTTTCTGTGCATGTCAGCTTTGTTGCTGTACAGACCCATCATTTTGATAAAAACTTGTGAAAGCTCTGGCATGGTCTGCAAGGTTGCAACCATATGCTGGGATATGCTGACAGCGGGATTGTTCTTGTCAATTTGCTCACGAATAGATTTTCTAATTTCTTGTGAAGCCTTATCGATATTTGCATTTTGTCTCAAGAATAGAACTTGCAGATTGTCCTCTACAAACTTTCTTGGATATGCGTCTAGCTGGTCATTTCTTACATTTTGAACCATATCGATCATGGCATTAACATCACCCTTGATGCTTTCCTTGAAAAACTTGGCCTTCCATTCCTCGAAATTGAGGTCTTGTTTTTCATCTGGCATATCGGGAGTATCTGGATCGTCCATGGCCTGAGTTGGGGCAGCAGGCGGTGTATTGCCAGCAGAGGGTGCTGGTTGTGTCAAAGGATTTGGTTCTTGGGGAACATCGGCAGGAGGACCAGCAGCACCGGCTCCGGGCATTCCGGGAGGACCGGAATCAGCTGGAGGGCCACCAGCAGCGGGGTCTAGTGCAGGGGCTAGCACATCCTCTTCTTTTAAAAGCCAGTCGCTGATTTGTATCCAATGTGCGCTCATTTTACACCTTCTTCAGATTCTGATTTAACCTTTTTCAGATTATTTATAGTTTCCAGCAAATTACGCTTGTCTGTTATATGTATATGGTTTGTTTGATTAGCTGTCAATTTTGAGACAGATTTATCTTTTAATCTTAAAGTTGTCATAAGATCGGCAATTTTGGTCTTCTTATCTGCAATGTCTGATTTAACTTTTATTAGATTGACAACAGCTTCTTTTGAGGCTGAACTACTATCACCTTCATTCATGACCATCTCAACGAAGTTATTCAAAAGGCAATCTATTTCTTTTCTGTCATTCCGTAGATCACCCATAATTTCTGAATATATGTTCAGAAGGTCGTTGTCATTGATAGGAGACTCAGTCGAATTGGGGTTTCCAACCATTAAATTCATAGGTGGAACTTGCAATGTTTGTGTATTTTCATCCATATAGTATTTAAGTATTTATTTTTGTTTTTGCAAATCTAAATAGATTTATGGCTCCAGCTAATAAAAATGATGATGCTTGTCCCATCCCCTCTGTACATAATCAGATAATAACTTCTATAACAGAGGTTACACAAGCTACCATTCGTTTAGAGGAGAAATTAACAACTTTATTCAACACGCATACTTCTCTTGCCCAGAGATTTGAAAAGCTTTTAGATAATTACAACGCATTGCTTGAGCGTGTTATCAATATAGAAGCTCAAGATGTTGAAAGTATTCATGATAATTTAACTGATATTGCAAGGGATGTTGACTCATTTGAAAGAACAATACAGGAAATTGAAAGAAGACTGAATTCTTTATCTCGTTACAAAGACGAAAGTGAAAAGAAGTTTCGTGATCTTGAAATCCAAGGTGTTCATATGGGTGTTTTCAAACAATCAACAGAAACCAAATTTTCAACGATATTGCAATTTTCACTACAAATAATTATGGGACTTTTACTTGCATATATAAGTTACAGGCTAAGTATTCCGGTGCAAAACACACCAGACTTTAGATGAGGAAAAATGGAAGATCAAGAACCAAATTACATCGTTTCGAAAGTGCGTTTGAAAGATTCAGACAAGGGTGGTGAATTCCGTCCATTCATAATCGATTACAAATCGAATCCAAGTTTGAGAACAATCGTCAAAGCTTTCGCTAATTCCGGTGAAATTAAGGTTGGATATTCAACAATCATCAAAGGCAAAGGAATTCAGCATCCTACATTGAAGAGGAAAAGCCTTTACTTGACTGGAGGGTCTCTCAGAGATCATCTTAAAAACCAAACGGTTGTTGAATATGACTGTGCTACGGACGCATCACCAGATGAAATTCGAATGATTTTGTCTACAGAAGCTGCGGACCTCAAGGAAGTAAAACCTTTAATTGAAGATATTGAGATTCTTAGCAAATATAAAAGTCTTCCAGAAATAGAAGGCAAGAAAAAAGTATTTTTTGCGAGTAGATGGGATAGTGAAGGTCATGAAATGGAGTTTACTGTGATGGTAGATTCCCAAAAGATTTTCATATCAACTTTCAACAAAAATACTAAAAACCGCATGTTGATTCCAAAGAAACGAGTCTTTGCAACAACTCCAGAAGAAGATGCCCAATCGAGAGACCTTACCATAAACGCTTTGTATTTGGCTCTCAAAAATGATGAGGGCGAGAACACAGAGTTGATTGACCCGCTAGGTGGTATATTTGACCTGAAGAATGGCAAAATAGTTCTTATATCAGAGAGAGAACAACCATTCGAAAAAGACCCATATCTTCCCTACAGGATCGCTAACCTATCTGCAAGATATGCGTTTGATAAAAAGATACCTGCTGATATAAATGAAAAGATTAGGAATTATGATCATTCTAATTATGATGAAGACAAAAAGGTTTTGAAAAGGTATTATATCAGCGCTGTTGAAAATATTAATATACCAACTCAAGACTATATTAACAACTTAATTCATTCTCATCTTGTAAAACATATTTTCCCAGATTGTGTCATTGAACATCCTACTGCCGATTTAACTAACAATAGAATTTTAGCAACAGGATATATCTTGCAGAAAAATATGGCAGGTCATGTTGCTAATGTTTTAGAAAAAATGGGCTGGTCTAAACATGATATAGAAAACATTACAAAGTTTATTAAATTAGCACAATTTTGCAGAGGCAATTTTATTAATCCTTCATTGCTTTATGACTTCTTTGCCAAACCATTTACTATGCCAAATTCAACAATTAAAACATTTTTGCAGATTATGAATTGCTCCGAGATTTATGATAAAATTTTCACACATGATTTCACAAATGTGATGCGAAAGTATGTTGATTATCAAGGCAGTCGTGAAGTTAATCCTCTCTACACAAAATTTTTAGGGAGAGTTCCTAGGACTGACGAATTTGAAGATATTCGCAAAAAATTATTTGATGCTGAAGTCAAAAAAATTGTTTGATTTTAAATTTTAAACAATTACAATTCTGGCATGAAAAACTACATGCAAGTTGACGGAAGAATTCGTTGCAAGCCATCTGATCTTGGTGTATCAGCACCCGTAATCAGAGTGAATAAAGCTTTCAACTATGAGATGGTTGAAAAGTTCTCTGATGATTTTAATCATGCATTAGAAAAGAAACCAAAAATTATACCGATAGTTATAGATTCATACGGTGGAGAAGTATACTGCCTCCTCGAAATGGTAAGCCTAGTCAAATCCTCTCCTGTGCCGGTTGCAACTATTTGCAACGGAAAAGCCATGTCTTGCGGAGCCTTGCTCTTCATGTTTGGCACGAATGGATTGAGATTCATGTCAGACCAAGCCACTATTATGTTGCATGAAGTCAGTTCCGGTTCATATGGCAAGGTTGAAGAAGTCAAGGCAAACGCCAACGAAACGGATAGACTTAATAAGATGATTTTTGAAATGGTAGCAAAGCATATCGGTTTTCCTGAAAATCATTTTCTTGAAATGCTTCATAGACAAAACCATGCCGAAATATTCATGGATGCTAAATCAGCTAAAAAACATAAAATATGTAATCATATCGGTGTCCCAGAACTTGTTACAGAAGTAAATGTTGAGTATAAGTTTAAGCTTAATAATAAGGAAATAGAAATTTAAGGATATATAAATACAAAGGTGAATTATGAAAAAGAAAAATGAAAGCCATCATAGTGGCAGTTATATGGTTCGCAGAAATCTTCATTCAATTCGTAAATTTGCTGATATGCTCATGCAAATGATTGATGAAAATGATGAAATCGAAAGCTGGATGGAACACAAAATTTCTGTAGCTAAAGCAGCCATGAGTGATGTCAAGGATGCTTTTATGTATGATAAAGAAGAGCATGATGGAGAACACCATCATGATGACCATGAGGAGCACGATCACCCCCATCTGAAGATCGCCATTCTCAAAAAACCAGATCAAGTTCACGACGATTTTGGTCTAAATAAAATGATGGGTGGTTGCGGTGCAGCAAATGAAGGCAGGGGATTCTTAGGTTCAGCTACAATAAACGAGAATAAGAAAATTATTGCTCATAATCTGAAAAAGAAAATTTTTGTTGAATCTGCTGAACAATTTGGAAACATGATCAGAGTAAAAACTAAAAGAGGCGAGACTTTCGAGTACATTCCATACCTTGGCGCAGAAGTCGAGCTTTTACGCTGTGAGCAATACGGTGTAAAAGTCAAATCTCTTCAAGAGAATGATATGAATGTTGATGATTCAAATATGATGACTATCCAACAAGATAAAATGGGAAGTCTTCATATATGGAAGGGCAAGCAAGATACCGCCCAGCACGACACATATCTTTTCACAACTAAAGACGGGAAAAGACCAGATTTTGTTGTCAAGGAAGAAGGAAATGTGTCAAAAATCCTAAACCATTTGCCAGCAGCAGATAAGGGGCATGTAGAGCTAGGATATAGACTGGTTACTGACAAAGTGCCTGTATCAGCACTAAGTGGTTTAGAAGACTAAATATAAATCAGAAAAATAAAAACCCCAGTCATTTTTGACTGGGGTTTTTTTCTACCAAAATGTTCAAATCTGTTGTTCCCCGAATGACTCTGTGCCAAACTCCTTCTTTAATAAAAATTTTTTTATTGATAGGTATTGGAAGCTGATTATCTTCTTGATACTGCCAGTCGTTATCGTTAAGAGGAACAACTAAACGATCTTCCCTGTCTCGATGCCACTTAAGGTCTTCTATATCAACATCTGGTTTAAACAAACGAATAACACAGTTCTCATGTGTTATTTCTTTGTATGGCTTTTTATCACTCACTTTTCGGAGCAGCCCAACTTCTTATTTTGGAAACCGCTAGGTCATAGAGAGCTTTGACCCATGCTGGCTGTGGAAGAACATTCCAGCCAACAATTAAGCCAACTAAGAAAAAAACTAGATTATCTAACATATTTCACTCCAGTTATAAATTACCAAGAAGCACTAGAACTCAAACCAACTTGTTTGGCGTACCTGCCAATCCTGCATGCCCAGTACCCCGGCTTGGTTTTATCGTTTTTCAAATGACATTTGTGCCTTGCTCTGAAACTTTTTGCTCGTTTTGGGTCTTTGTTCTTGACAGAAAGAGACCTATCCCCAAAACCAATTTTCTTCGCAACCACCCTGCCTTCAGCATTTTTTCTTCCGCTGTTTACATAAACCACAAACTTTTTTGGGCCAGAGGTTGCTCTTCGAGGCGAGTCTAAAGCGACAGATTTACCCTGATATAAACCAGTTCGGCCAGCCTCAGTCATCAAAATAAACTCATCATTTTCATTGACTTCAATCATTCCTTGCTCATAAAGATTTCTCATCTCATTTACTAGTTCCATCCATGCGTCTGAGCCTAAACGAAACACAGTATTGCTCAGACTCAAATTGTTTTTTAGGTGATAGTCTAAATGCTCAGAAAACTGTTGACCTTCTGTCAAAACTTTAATAGGCCTTGAACCTTCCATCATTTCATAGTAGCCCAAGTCTTCCATATTGCACCTCTATTATTTTATCAGATGTTTAATTCCAAAAAACTGTTTGCATTATTTAGTAATTTATAGGCAAATATTTAGTTTCATCTTGTTCCATGTATTCAAGAACATATTGGTTTTCACCATAGCTTATATGTTTTTTGATTATCTTAATTTGATCATCATGTATTTTCCTATGGTGATTAGCGCAAACACATACACAGTTTCTGCTATCATAAATTCCACCTTTATAGCCTTCAAATATTCGGTGGATATCTAAAACAGCGTAATCTTTTTCATCACAGAATGCACACTTGCCTGCAAATTTTTTAAAAGCAAATTTGCTACGAATAAGTGCCATTAGATGAGTTTTAATTTGGTTTCGTTTCTGTCAATCAACAGATAATCAGATTCAACAATCCCCATGGTGCTATCAACAAAAGAAACAACTTGTTCTGCATTAAAATCTTTACAAGAATAGACATCCATTCTGATGTAAGGTTTTGGAAGTTGTGGCCAAATATGAATGCTCATATGGCTAGTTGTGATTACTACGGTTCCTGTCACACCTTCATTACCGGGAATATCACAGTATTTTGAATGTGGAGGTATGAGGATTTCCATGTTTACAATTTCAACAAGTTTTTGCAGCCACTCATTGCATGAAACTTCATCATTAATCGGATTTTTGACGACTGCGTTTAATATAAGATGTTTGTGATTCTTTTCCATTTGATCCTCAAAGTATTGTAATCTAATATAAATAATAAATTTTTGAAATTTTTTAAAATATCCAATAAATTTTTATTTTAAAACAAGTGAAATGCTCGGCCCATATATATTTCAATAGGTGTAAATATGAATCAATCTGAAATACTCGGCAAAATACAAAAGCTACGAAACATGATTACGGACTTGGAGAATGCCGTTCGTGGTGAAGGTGAAAAAGCATTAGCTTCTGTTAAGAGTGATTTTGACGAACTTAAAAAACTCGTCTTTTCAGACGAGTGGCCAGAGGCTGTTCCTTCTGATCTGATTTGTGATGAAAAAAGTGAAGTTGATAAAACAAATAGAGCAGAGGGTGTCGTGGAGGTATTAGTTTCTGAACCTGTTGATGGCAAAAGATGTTTAGATTTTGGTACTGGTGAAGGACATGTAACAAGAGAACTTGCAAAACATGGTGCTGCATATGCTATGGGATATGATATAGTCAATAATTTCATGAAGCAGGGACCAAATATGCAATTCACAACAGAATGGAAATCTGTTCAAGATCATGGCCCGTATGATGTAATTCTGATTTCAGATGTTTTAGATCACCTCGTTGACCTTGATCCAGTTGAAGCCCTGAAAAGAGTAAAGTCTGTATTGAACACAGATGGCAAAGTTTATCTTAGAAGACACAATTATATGTCCAGACATGGAACCCACTTATACAAACAACTTAATAAGGCTTTCTTACATTTAGTATTCAACGAAGCTGAAATAGCTGAACTGATAGAAAATCCTGATCCTCTGCCAACTTACAAGTATTATTTCCCAGTAAAAACATATACCGATCAAATTGGCCAATCTGGTTTAGTGATAAAGTCGGATTTTAGGACTACCACTCCGGTAGAAGGCCTTTTCGAAAGAAGAGAAATACTTGACAGAATATTTGAAAATACTCCTTACAAACATTTTCCAAGACTTCAAATGGAAATAGATTTTGTAGATTTTGTTCTAGCACATCAGTAAAGATTCTGATTGCAAACTGTTATGGCGGGGACATAGGCTTCACTAACAGATTTGTAGTCATTTCCATTCAAGATGGTAAGGACTCCGTCTTGCTTGCGTAGAAGTTTCATGCCTAAATAACCACCAGCAGATGCACAATAGTAGTCTTTGGCAGCAGCTACTGGATTAGCCGTTTTCGAATTGTAAGCCTCAATAACATTAGTACAAAATAGCTTCAAGCTATCATTTGTGCTAGCGTTAATAGACTTGATATTATTTTTGCAATATGTATATTGTGTTGATGCCATAGAATTATATATTGCAAACAGATTCAAAACCTATAGTATCAAAATGCATAGGGTTCTTATTGACATAGTTTCCTTCAGCCAAGATTTTTCTTATAAAATTCTTGATATTGCCATGATTTGATTCATCCCCAGTTACTTCACATAAATCGACATTGCCACTTAAATCGTGATCTTCTAAAATCCACACCTTGACAATTGTGTCATTCAACTCCCAACTCAATGCTATAATAACTTCTTCTTGGATATACAGAGATACTTTTTGTTTTAAGCGCATGAAATAACCTCTCGGTTTGGAACTAGGACAATTTTATCCATGACATCCCGTGATGCAACCAATCCGCACAAAAATACCTAAATTTTTGACATAAAGATAGATAACTAAGAAAGGGGGATAAAATATGAAGTTTACGCAATGGCTGATGATTAAAGAGGCAAAAAAACCCATGCCTACAAATCCACAAGCAAATGATGATAATCTCATTCAGGGTAAAGTAGGCAAAATAGGAACTGGCCATCAAGCTCACATGAGTGGTGCTGGCACACATGACTCTCGTCCAAATAGAGAAAGAACTCGCCAAGGTCAAAAACAGTCTTGGCAGAGAGATCAAAGAGAGGGTTGAGGCGGGAAATAAATTATCTCTGGTCAGAGATAGAAAGAAAAAAAATGCAAAGATTTAATGAGTGGATGAGTTTCAGACAAACAGTTGAAACTGGCTCATCCAATTATGAGTTCATCGGAACTTATGATATAGAGTCTATACCTGAGCTAAAAGAAAACTCTGATCCAATAGAATTAGAGGATGCTTTCAGCCTAATTCCTGAACAATGGAAGAGCCAGTTTCCAAATGTTGGAACAGTTATAGCTGGAAAAACTATGAACGAAAACCAAAAAGAAATTATTTGGATTTCAGTTCCAGAGCAAAGCACAGCATATCTGTTCGAAAAAAATAGTTAAGATACTTTGACATTTGCTGTTCCATTTGCAATATGATTCAATATGCTTTTCATCGTATTAAATCCTTCCATGCAATTAAGCTGGTGATCCTTCCCAACTGTGAAAAGACAGATATTAGGATTGATTTTCACTAGTTCAACTGAATCTTTGTATGACACAGTATTGTCATGTTCTGAATGCATAACAAAGATGTTGTTTTGTATCTTATCTAGTTTTTTGCCAAATCGTTTCCAAGCTGGAGCTATTAAAAGCATGGGAGTGTTTCCAGCTTGCATATTTAGTGCTACTGCGCCTCCTCTAGACGAACCAACAATAACATCTGGATTACATTCGTTATATGCTTTTTGAGCTTCTTGCACAGCAGAGCTAAAAAAGATATTGTTAAGACTTGGCTTGATTACTTCATGCCCCATAGAAACTAAAGAACTGTGCTTAGTTTCACCCGTAGAAAACCAACCATGTAGCAAAAGCACCTTCATATTTTTCCTCCTTAATTGAAATTGAAATGGACCGTAGAAGAAAATTACCGACCAAAATAAAAAATGACAACTTATTAAAAATCATTTTATATTAATTTATATTAACATGAACACAACTTTGATATCCAATTATATTGTTTCTGTATTACTTGTTTTAAATTTTCCTGTAATAATATGCATCGGACTGATGATTATTAACATGGATAAAGAATAATACCCCAGCAATTAATTGCTGGGGTATTATTTGAATTAATCAAAGTTAGTCAATATTAACAATATTGCCGTCAGATGCACCACAGATAGATTTTAATGTAAGAGCGTCAATTGTGTCTTTCATGGCCCTTACTGATCCATCTCCCATACAAGTCATGGCTACTCCAGAATGAAAGGCAAATGGTTCATCATTGGGACCACAGTTATTGATTGTCCACAGGCATGATGAAGGTCCACCAGTTGGGGTTTGGTTATTATTGATTTTTGCAACTTTGCTTCCGGTTGAATTGCTTGGACCCGAAACACCGTTTGCACAAGCGTCTGGGTCTGCCCATGCATATACCCTACGAGCAGGTGTGATGCCTCCGTTGCCAATTACAGGATGGCCGGGGGAAGCTACGGGAGAATTTCTTGCCGAGCCAGCCCCAAAAGTTGCAACTGATGGATGGGCTCTGCCTGCATCTTCTATGACAAGAATTGTATTTGACGAGCCATCAATTACTGATGCTACTGTTGAACCATTAGCGTTTAACATGCCGAAAAACTTGCCCCTGTACTGTGCAGAACCGTTTCCAACTGCCCTTGCTCCAGTACCTTCGTCAATATCAGTAATTGATACTGCCATATAATCGATGCAGCCAAGATTTTCTCCTCCTGATCTGCCAGAGGGAGCTAGGGCCGTGCTAGGACCAACAAATGTCTTTACTTGAGTTTGAGCAGCTACCCAACCGCTAGGAAAAGAAGGATCGTCGTAGTCAAGACCTCTAGATGTATTGTGCAAGAAAGCTCTGTTATAGTTAGAAGGTACAGGACTTGTCATGTCGAAAAGTTTATATGTAGCTTCTTGCTCAACATACGGCAATATCTGTGTTGCCCATGAATGAATAGTGTATAGTGTTGCGTTATTTCCTGTGCTGTCAACTTGTCCGGGGGTTGGTAATTTGCCAGTAGCACTTTCAAAATTATGCATGGCCAAACCAATTTGTTTCATATTATTGCTGCAACTCATTCTATTTGCAGCTTCTCTTACTTTCTGGACAGCTGGAACAAGAAGCCCAACTAAAACTGCAATAATTGCAATTACTACAAGTAACTCAATTAATGTAAATCCTCTTCTCTTCATATTTTCTCCTAATTTAAGTACAACTTAATTAGTGAAATATGACTTCATAATTTGATGAAGCTATTGTTAATATTTGATGTAGTTTTTATGAAGAAATTTAGCTTAACTTATCAAGTAGCCACATCATTCCCTCTTCATCGATTGAATTGCCCTTCAAGAAAACGGCTAGAGCGGTGTTGAGTGCTAAAAGCAGAGCCTTCTTGGCTCCCCATCCAAGCATTCCACCGCCATCGATTACTTTTTTAGCTGCCATGACTTTATCAAGATGCCCTTCTCTCTCTAAAGCTCTCTTAATAACGCTGCTCCACATTGCTTTGTTGCCAAAAATAAATTTCTCAACTTCCCCAACTCCCTGTAGATTCATCTTCAAGGCACCAGTTTGAGGATTGAACCCAGTCCATCTTCCATGGCCTGCTGATCCGGGAATTTGATCAATCATGCCAGCAAATAGTCCAACCAAGCTTTTTGGTGGGGTTACAAGCCCTAAAGACGGGACTGCAACTATTTTCTTTGCAAAATATTTTGGCATTTTTTCTTCAGCAGAAACAATCAAGTCTTTAAGTCGAGAGTCTGCTGCTGTGAAAATGTTTTTAGGAGGAACAGATTCGTTTGCCATTCTGATTACTTCGGCAGCAGCCCGCATTTTAGCAATAGAATTCATGCCAAAAGAACTTGTTATTTTCACGCCTGTTCCAGAGCCAGCATCTCTGTAAGATATGCCACCAACATATGACATCATGTTCTTATCTGGTCCAGACAGTATTTCATTGGCTGCTCTTTGTTTATCGCCTCCATTTTTTTCCAAAATCTGTCTAATTTGTTGTATATCTGCTTGTCTTGGCATAACTCCAACAAATGTCCAGTTTCTGCCACGACTGTAATACCAATCATCGAATTTCCAAGGGTTAAGTCCTTCAGCGCTATAAGCCTGATGGTAAACAAGGTACATAGCTAGTGTTTCGGCATCATCTAATGATCTGCCGTATTTTGTATCTAAATCTTCTAGTTTAATTTCATGAAGTTTAGCTAGCCAATTTTGGAAGTTCAACATGATTAATCCAATTGTTTCAAAAGCCACATTAAGCCTTCCTCATCTACTTTGATAGATGAGTCGCCTGTCATTTTGGCGACAGCAGCGTTGAGGGCCAGAAGAACAGCTTTTTTGGCACCCCATGCCAACATGCCACCGCCATCAATCACTTTTTTGGCTTGCATTATTTTGTCTAGATGGCCACTTCGTTCTAGTTCTCTTCCCAAGTGATTTTTCCACAAAGCTTTGTTGCCAAATACAAATTTTTCAACATCTCCAGCACCTTGCAGATTCATTCTCAGCGCACCAGTCTCTGGATCAAAACCTGTCCAAGTGCCATGGCCAGATGCTCCCGGCATACGCACAATAGCCCTGTAAAGAACGGGGATAAGACTTTTTGGTGGAGTGCTAAGTCCCAAGCTTGGTACTGACACAAGACCTCTGGCGTGTAGCTTAGGCATTTTTGCTTCAGCATTAGTAATTAAATCTTTGAGCCTATCATCTGCTGCCGTAAATATTTCTTTTGGAGGTTTAGACTCATTTGCTTTCTTGATAAGGTCGGCAGCTGCTCTCATCTTTGCAGTAGGATTTGTACCCCAAGAACTTGTGATCTTGAATGACTTGCCATCTGGATCACGATAAGATATGCCACCGGCATATCCCATCATATTTTTGTCTGGACCAGCTATGATTTCATTTGCTGCATCTTGATGATCCCCACGATGCTTACCAAGAACAGCTTTAAGAGTTGATAGGTCTTGGGTTTTTGGCAAAACTCCCAAAAATGTCCAGTTGGAAGCACGAATTCCTGACCAATCGTAGTAGCTCCATGGTTTCAATCCTTCTGCACTATACGCTTGATAATATAAGATATACAATCCAAGCATTTGCTCTGGAGATGCATCGTAGCCATGGATTTCTTCTAAATCTTCGAACTTAATTTCGTTTAGGGTTGTCAACCAAGATGAAAACTTAAGCATAATTCCTCGCAATTTAATTATCAAATATATATCTTTTTAAAATGATTTTTGTAAAAATGTAATATATTAATTATTATGCATAAGCAAATAAAATATCAAAAACCAAATTTTGATCAAAGATGGAACAGAGCAGAAGTTTTTCCTGAGTTTCAAGACATGGGAAAAACAAAATGGAAAAATTTTGCGGGTACTGGATATCAAGTTCATTTAAGTAAAATTCGAAACAATATCAACAACCTCGAAATGACAGAAGAAAATGTTGTGAAAAAAGTTCAGGTTGAAGAACAAATTCAAAGTGGCACAGTCGAAATGCCTATTATAGTAAAACTTGCGGATAATAAATACGAGGTAATTTGTGGAAAAACAAGGATATCTGAACTCATGAAACAGAAGCACGACCCGCTTGTATGGGTTATAGATGTTTCGGAGATGATGTTTTTAATTAGACCAGTTTGCTGATTTATCTCTTTTTCTTGCATAATCGTTATATTTAATCATGAATCTTTTGAGTTTGTTTTCCTCTTGTTTCTTCAGGCTTTTTTTATCTTCTCGTTTTATAATAAAATATACAATAAAAATTACTATGAGCATCACTACCGTGATTGAACTCATAAAAACAATCATAGCGTCAAGCATAATAACACCTCTCATAGGTAAAGATGCTAAATTCATATCGATGAATCAAATTATTTTTGCGTTACTAAGATAAATATCTATTATGGATTTCAGAAACTGGCTGTTAGTTGAAGAGTTATTCGCAAACAATTCTGCAACGATATATCATAGAACTGGGAAATCAGGAGATAATCCTCAAAAATCTGTTGAGGGCATTTTCAGTTCTGGATATATAATTGGACATGGTGAAGCATATGGCCCCGGTCTTTATTCTACCTTGAATCTTGAAGACCAATTATCATCAGGTATGTCTAGTTATGGAAGATATCTTATCAAGATGAAGGTAGATGATGTAAAAAATTATCTTGTGTTTATTCCGAGTTGGGCCAGAAAGATTTATAATGACAATACAATTACACTCACAAAACAAGTCAAAGCTCTGGGCATAAACATTCCAGCATCCGATGATGATTTAAAGAAAATAGATGATTTATTAGGTTTCACTCCGGGTACTGTTGAAATGAAAGTTGTTGGAGATGCAGTAGCAGATTTTGTACACAAATATAAATTGTATCACTCGACAACTAATTGCAAAGGCCTTATTTATAATGATCCACACGGATATGTGCTTTTAATGTATCCTCCATTTGTAAATGTGACCCCTATAGCATGGGCAGAAGTAAGAACAATAGGTGTTAACCCAAGTCAAATAGAATGGAATAATTTGCGTAACTTAGCCAAAGTTAATTTCCCAGAAAAAACTCTGGATGTCAAAACAAGAAAAATTGCTTATAAAGTTCCTCAAGGTCATGGTTCGAAAAAAGGCCTACGAACCATGACAAGCAAAGATTTTGTTGCTTTTATTAAAGATGTAAAAGATAGAAAAAAACTAGTCAACGGTACAAGTAATGAATACGAAGAATTAAAAGATGCTTTAAGTTTCTTAAAAGAAAAAAATCTTCCAGTAAATTTACTGTTCACAAAAATGCCAGATTCTACGATTAAAACTTTTGGCGCTAGTGCTTTGCTATCATTAATCTATGAATATTCAAATGCTAATCTTGACAATAATCCCGCAATTATCAAAATACTTAATGCACAAAAAGATGACCCATATGGAAACGCCAGTCAAGCTTATGCGTTAGTTGGAAAAATGACATCAAAACCAGAGGCAATACGAGACTATATTCTATCGGCATTTGACAAGATGCCAAACATCAGAGAAATTAATTTGCACATGAAAAACAGAGGGCACTCTGAAGATGAAATGATTAAAGTACTTGCAGATTTTATTGAAAGAGCAGAAAAATTTGGTAAATCAGTAGATATTACACAAATAGCAAACTTTAATCCAAAATTATTTATTAAGATTGTTGCCGATAAAGGAACTATAACAGATAAAGATGTATATAGAGCGGTTTCAAATACTTCGTTCTACTCAAAGAACGATGTGGAGGATTTTATAAAATATTTAGTAGATTTAAATAATCCTCTTGTCTTCACACAGGGAAAAGCCTATCAACAAATATTGAAGAAATTAATTGAAAGCTCTGATGTTTATTTAACTGTCGAAAATATTGAAAAATTAATTCCTGCACAAGAAATAAAAGATTATTTCAATGATCCAGCAAATGCTGACAAGGAAAATGGATATGCATATCAATTAAGACTAACTACAGTCATGCTTCTTATTAAATACAAAGAAGAAATAGGCGATAAAGCTTTCCAAAATATAATAGAAAATTTCCCAGATTTAAGTGTTAAAGACAACGCCCTCATTTTGGATGCTCTAATTGCTAAATTAAAAACATCCAAAAAAACTATGACATACGATCAGATTAAAAAAATTATTGATGTATGCCATAATCTTTCAGGCGGGGGCAGAGAAATAATAAAAATGCTGCCTGAAGAATATTTTACAAATCTTACCGACGATGAAGTAAGATACCTTTTGAATAAGGTTGATAGATTTGAAAACGAACAATATTTAGCCCAAAAAATTATTGCAAGTAACAACAAGATTTCTGAAGAATTAAAAGATTATTTAAACAAAATAAATAATTCGACTGCTAGTGACAGTCCAATTTTAATGCCGACAACAGAAGATGTAGAGGCGCTATTTGGAGATAAAATTACAAAAGGCGGTAGCATAAGTACTTGGGTGTCAAATCTTAGATCACAAGCTTTCAAAGATAAAAATAAAACACAGCAAGACATTGATGCTATAAATTCTGTATTTGAATCTTGGCTGATAGGAAAACTTAGTAAAATAGAATATACAAATACCTTACATGCAAGTATTATGGAGTATTTGCTTAGGGGTCAAAATATTAATATTAAGAATATACTTATGGCCATGCCAGAAAAAGGTATCGAAATAATAACCAGTAATCCAAATAACTATACCAGTTTTAAAAATCTTATTCTTCAGTTAAAATCTAAAATGAGCCAATCTGATTTAGACGAACTGGCAACACATTTTGTTGCTATTGTTTTGCAAAATCCCAAACTCAAAGGTCTTGCCAAAACCATACCCTTAATTTTTGGCAAAAAAGGCGTTGTCTACAGATAAAATTTTTGCTTGATTTAGTTTACTTCAACTGTATCATTTGAATTGGAAAGATTCCCATTCAAGGAGCATGTCATGAGAGCTTACCTTCCTACAATCATCGGTGTTGTATTAATGGCCTCGATTGCAGGCAACATAGGCCAGTTCTATAGCCAGAAAAGGACTGAGTTCCTCCTTCAGCTGGAAACGAAAAGAAACGAAATTAATGCTGACCAAATCAACGAGATGATTTCTTCTAGGAACGGATCAAGTGCTTTTGGCAACCCAGTAATGGATGCACAATTTGCTGAAAATCAAGGATATATCAGGGGCATACAAAGTGTAGTCAATAAGGTTACACCCCAAGAATCTGAAATTAGTAGCATATGGCATGCAGGTTACTACAGAGGCATGGAACAGACCGATTTTGTTGGGGAATTGCAGTACGAAAAAGGCTATGGGGCTGGTTTCACGGCTGGCCAAAGAGAAAACATGAAGGCCATAAATACTATTATCAGCAGCGGAGACAACATTCAAAGCGCTCTGAAAAAATTTGCTGAT